CGACCGTCGTGATCGCCCTGGACGAGGACGGCTACCTCTGGCGGGGGATCATCGAGATCACACCCACCGAGGCCCTGGAGGCCGACTGGACGCCGATCCGCGGCCCTGCGGATGCTCCCCCCTTCATGGACACCAGGAGCCGTCTGGACCGCCTGGAGGACTCCATCCGCGACCAGGTGGAGGAGCGCGATCGCATCCGCAAACGCCTCGACAGCCTGCCAAAAATGGGCGATTCCGAACTGTGACGTAGTTCTTGATATTGATATCACCTTCCTGTAGGCTTATCCCATAGTCACAAGGAATCTGATCAATGCGAAATCATTCGGAATACACCATCAACCACAACGTGAAGCTGCTGTCGGAAGGCGGCCAGTTTCACGGCAAGTTCACCATCACCGACCGCGTCATGATCTGGGACGACAGCGACCGCGTGCCCCACGATGACATGGTCGTGGCCGCGATCCAGATGGGCTTCGACATCGACCGCGATGCGTGCGAGCAAGCCCGCGACGTGCAGACCGCCGAGTTCCTGGTCGAGTACAAGCAGAGCCAGGACGACTTCGACGCCCGAGTCCGCGCCGGCGATCCGGAAGCTCTGGAGATCAAAGCCGAGCAAGATTACGAGCGCCGTGCCGCGTTCGGCCCTGGCGTCGAGACCGTCGACGTCTTCACCGGCAAGCGGACGCGCACATAGCGCCCGCTGCCACTCAATAGTCACAACGGAGAACGAACTGATGAACAACCAAAAGGACACCGTCAACTTCGACGACCTGGAGGACCTGAGTGCTCTGGACGACTCGAAGCCGGCCGAGGCGGAGAAGACCACGGCCGAGCGCATGGCGAAGCGCGACCCCGCTGACTCCCCGACGTTCAAGGAGCTCCCTTGTCCGAAGTGCGGCGGCAAGGGTTACGTCGTGATGGGCTACGTCAACATCCAGAAGTATCGCTGCTACAAGTGCGCCGGCACCGGCAGGGTCGCACCGTCGAAGCGCAAGCCGCTCGACATGAGCCCCGAGGCGATCGAGCGTCGGCAGAAGGCCGGCATCAAGCGCCGCGCCAACAAGGTGAAGAAGGCCGTCGACCACAACGCCGCCACGGCTGAGTGGGAGAAGAGCGACGAGCTCGGGATCTTCCTGAGAAGCGCCGCCGACTGGTCGGAGTTCGCCGTCAACATGCTCAACGCGCACCACAAGTTCGGCGAGTTCACCGAGAAGCAGGAGATCGCGATCCGCTCGATGAAGGCCAAGGTCGACGCGCGCGGCGATCGGGAAGCTGATGCTGACCTCAGCAGCGGCAACCTGGAGGACATCTTCAAGATCTTCACGAAGGCGATCGAGAGCGGCCGGAAGCGTCCGGTGCTGCGGATCGCGGTCCTCGAAGATCCGAACGACGACGACTCGGATGTGAGTGGCCACCTCAAGATCAGCCTGGCACCGGCGGGCGGCAAGAACGCCGGCCACCTCTACGTCAAGCTCGACGACGACTACCAGGGCAAGATCGACCCCGATGGGAAGTTCTTCGCCATCCGCGACGCTGAGGACGGCATCGCTGAGGTGCTCGTGGCCATCGCGGACGATCCGCTGGCGAAGGCTGTGCTCTACGGCCGGAAGACTGGCAACTGCGCCTGCTGCGGTCGAGAGCTCACGAACCAGGACAGCATCGACCTCGGCATCGGCCCGATCTGCGCCGAGAAGTGGGGCTTCTGATGAAGACCCGACGAGATCTCGATCAGTACGGCCGAGAGCTCAAGGGCTCGGATCAGAATCCGAACCACTGGACCATCGGCCGCATCCGCTGGACTGGCGACGGTAGCGTGACCATGCGCTACCACTCGGCCCGAAAGCTGTCCGGTGCGCGCTACGTCCTGGAGCTCAGCGCCGAGGACCTGGATCTGATCCTGGCCAGCCGAGAGGCGGTCGCGTGAAGGAGAATTATCCAGGCTATCGGATCACCGAGCTCTGGATCTTCGTCGGCATCGACGACGACGATGACGAGGGCGTGATGGCGTTCATGGGACCAGGCGGCGCGATGCCGATGGTCGCCGCAGACGCAAGCCGGCGCGACTCGCTCAAGCCGATCGCCGATGAGATCATCAAGGTCAAGGGCGGCACCTACGAGATCCGCCACTTCGTGAGGGCACCCGATGGAGAGTAGAGCCAGCTGGATCTTCTGGAGCTCGCTGCTCCTTTTCCTCACCGTGCTCGCGCTTGTCGACGCGGTTTATCTCACCTGGTTCGACGAAGCCGACGACGCCTGGATCTGGGCGATCTTCTCCTGGGTCATGACGCCGGTCCTGGGCTGGTGCTTCTGGTATCAGTGGACGGCCCCGAACAGATGGCTGCGCGATCGGCTCCGCGACCAGGAGACCTTCCAGCGAATGCTGCACGAGATGGGCATCACCAAAATCGGAGACGACTGACATGCCAGACGCATCAGACACGACCATGCACGACCAGATGGCCGACTTCGCCGAGAGCGCACGCAAGGCAATCGCCGCCGATCGCGTGATCATCCTCGGCGAGTTCTTCGACCAGGTGGAAGACCGGCCGGCGACGCTGATGGTCTTCGCGGACGACACCGACCAGGACGAGGCGCAGACCTTCGCCGAGCTTGCGCACGCACTGCTCAAGGCAGCGCAGACGGTACTGTCGCAGACCGGCACCGAGCTCGTGCTGCGCGATCGGAAGACCGGCGAGCTCACCGAGTTCAAGATCTGGAAGCCTCACGCCCTGGAGCTCACGACGAGTTAAACCTCGAAAACTTCCGCCGGCCGTTATACCCTCGCGAGTCTTCATCACAGCGCGGGATGCGTGAGATGGCTCAGAAGCGACAGGGGTCGCGCGCTGAGAGCGCCACTGGTTTCCTGGAGACTGTAGGATTATCAGAGCCCTCCGACCAGAAGAACGGCAAGAACTTCCGCTGGACAATCAAGCGCCGGCGGTTCTGCCATAACCTAGTCCGCAACGGCGGGCAGATCGGCAAGGCTGCGACCGACGCCGGCTACAACACGACCGAGGAGGGCACCTACCTCCTCAGACTTCCTCAGATCAAGAAATACATCGAGATCGATCTGCGCAATCACCTCGACGCCGAAGCTGTCACCGAGGAGAGCGTCATCACTCGCTGGGCGAACTGGGCCAGTGTCGACATCAGCGACTACGTGGAGAAGGACCGAAGGGTGAAGCGCCGCGGCCAGGTGCGAATGCGATCGCCCTGGAACGTCGACGCCCAGGCGCGCAAGTGCATCAAGAAGCTCACCGTCAAGGATCTCGATGACGGGGCCCAGGAGCTCACGATCGAGTTCCACGATGCGATGAAGGCGAACGAGAAGCTGGCCCAGGTCCTCGGCCTGATGGCTGCCGACCGAGACGACAAGACTGTCAACGCTGAGGAGACCGCTCGCGAGATCTTCGACGCCATCCAACAGATGAGGGGAATGTATGGCGATGCAAGCGGTGGCTCTGAAGCAGCCGATGCTGACCGATCGGTGGACGAAGCTCCGCGACCACCAGGTTCAGCATAGGCTCATCCACGACACCGAGCCGGTTCTCAGGGTCGTCCGGAACGACATCGTCTTCCTGCGGCCGCGCGTTCGCTTTGTCGTCGTGCCGGCCGGCCGCCGATCGGGCAAGACGGAGCTCGCGAAGCGCCAGGTCATCATCATCGCCCTGCACAGCCGGCCAGGCTCGCGCTACTTCTTCGCCGCACCGACACGCGACCAGGCGAAGCAGATCTACTGGAAGGATCTGAAGGACATGGTCCCGCGCCGGCTACGGTATCGGCCGATGGAGACCGAGCTCTCGATCACCCTGCTCAACGGTGTCCAGCTGCGCGTGGTCGGCATGGACAAGCCGGAGCGCATCGAGGGCCAGCCCTGGGACGGTGGCGTCCTGGACGAGTACGGCAACATGGTCGAGAGCGCCTGGCAGGAGAACGTCCGGCCGATGCTCGCCGAGCGCAACGGCTTCTGCTGGCTGATCGGCGTGCCCGAGGGCCGGAACCATTACTTCGACCGCTGGGAAGAAGCTCTCAACGATGAGACCGGACAGTGGGGCGCATACACCTGGTGGAGCGAGGACATCCTCGACCCGCTGGAGATCGAAGCACTCAAGCGCGACATGGACGAGCTCACCTACCGCCAGGAGCTCCATGGCGAGTTCGTCAACTTCGTCGGCCAGGCGTACTACCCATTCGCCCGCGAGCGACACTGCGGCCGGCTATACGCACGCTACAATCCCGACGCTCCGCTGATCGTGATGTTCGACTTCAACGTCGACCCTGGCATCTGCGCGATCGCCCAGGAGATGGTCCTGCCCGTCGAGTCTCCGATCCATCCGGTCGTGATCGATGGCCGGCGACTGTTCGGTAAGGAGGCCACGATCGCCGAGCTCACCGAAGGCACCGCGATCATCGGCGAGGTCCACATCCCAGTGAACTCGAACACGCCGGCGGTGTGCGACAAGATCATCGAGGACTGGGGCAGCCACCGCGGCCGCATCCACATCTACGGCGACGCGACTGGTGGAGCTCGGGGCACGGCCCAGACCGAGGGGAGTGACTGGGACCTCGTCAAGACGAAGCTCTTCGGGCACTATGGTCCCGAGCGTGTTCACTTCGAGGTGCCCGAGGCAAACCCGACCGAGCGGTCACGGATCAACGCGATGAACTCTCGGCTGATGTCGACAGATGAAACGATCCGTATGATGGTCGACCCAGTGGCAGCGCCGAATGTTGTCCGCGACTTTGAAGGGGTTAGACTACTGGTTGGCGGGAGTGGTCAGATCGACAAGAAGCGCGACCCGAAGCTCTCGCACCTTACGGACAGCATCGGGTACTACATCGTGAAACGCTGGCCGATACGTCGCGAGCTCGCACAGTCGACGCCGCTGAGGATCTGAGTGCATGGCGAACAATTCAGTCGCGGAACCGATCGACGAAGTCAAAGGCATGACGCCGTTCTGGCAGATGATCCGTGATATTCGCGGCGGCACCGCTTCCATGCGCGACGCCGGCCGGCTCTACCTGCACCAGGAGCCCGCCGAATCCGAGAGCGACTACTTCAACCGGCTGAGCCGCTCGGTCTTCACCAACTTCTACAAGAAGACGATCAACGTGCTCGTCGGCAAACCACTCAAGGACCCGATCGTCCTGGAGGAGGATGTGCCCGACGACATCCAGGCGATGATGGACAACGTCGACCTCCAGGGCAGCGACCTCAACGTCTTCGCCAGGAACGTCCTCCAGTCAGCGATGGACGACGGCGCGAGCCACATCCTGGTCGACTTCCCCGCGGTCGAGCAGCAGATGGAGGGCCTCTTCCCTGACGGCTCGCTGACCCTGGCCCAGGAACGCGACGGCGGCATCCGACCCTACGCGATCCACATCAAGGCCCAGGACATGCTCGGCTGGAAGTTCGTGGTCGACGTCAACGGCAAGAAGATCCTCACGCAGATCCGCTTTCGCGAGCTCGTCAAGAAGGACGACCCCGAGGACGAGTTCAGCCAGACGTTCGTGGAGCGCATCCGCGTCTATGAGCGAGGCTTCGTTCGGATCTTCGAGCGCCAGAAGGAGGCCGGCGGCACGACTGGCAACGCCGGCAGCGGCGGCGGCGAGGACGACTACGTCCAGATCGCCCAGTTCACCACCACGCTCGACTTCATCCCGATCATCACGCTCTACACGAACCGCGTCGGCTTCCTCCTGGGCGAGCCACTGCTCCAGGACTTCGCCTACCTGAACATCGCGCACTGGCAGAGCGACAGCGACCAGCGCCACATCACGCACGTCGCTCGTGTCCCGATCCTCTTCGGCACCGGCCTCGGCACTGACGAAGATGGGCCGAGCTCGTTCACGCTGGAGATCGGCATGGGCACCTTCACGCGCGGGCCGAAGGGCTCCACGCTGGAGTACGTCGAGCACACTGGGGCCGGCGTCGAGTCGGGCCAGAAGGATCTCGACAACCTGGTCGAGCGCATGGAGGCGATGGCGATCGCGATCATCACGAAGCGCAAGCCTGGCGGCATCACGGCCACCGAGCGCGTCATGGACGAGGCCGAGGCGGTGAGTGACCTGGGCCTGCTGGCGCGCGAGCTCGAATCGACCCTGGAGAACATGCTCGACCTGTTCGGCGTGTGGATGAAGAAGGGCCCCGACGCCGGCGGATCTGTCACGGTGTTCAAGGACTTCGGCATTGCGATCGGCAGCGAGAAGGACCTGGAGCTCCTGCGGAAAGACCGCGACGCGAACGACCTCAGCCTGACCACCTACTGGAAAGAACAGAAGCGACGAGGACTACTCAGTGACGATTTTAACGCGGAGCAAGAGATCGACCTTCTTGACCTTGAAGGCGAGGGGGGTGGAGGTAAAGGGATCGAGACGGACGACGAGGCCGCTTTCAACAGGGTCGGTGATACAACGGAATCAAGCAACGGGCACACGCATGTCCTTGAGGACAACGGCTGGACGAACTCGACCGAGGGCAGCGGTGGTAACCCGCACCGCCATCGTTGGTCGGCCGAAGGCACTGAGACGTCCGAAGCGGACGGCCACGTTCACGGCCTTACGCGCAGGAAGGCGGCGCTCGCGGAACTAGACGCCGAGGGCAATGGCGAGGAAGATCTCGACGACGAAGACGACCAGCAACAACTCCAGCCACAAGCCGTGGCTCAGAATTGAACGGAGGCCATGATGGCACGCAAAGTTAAAAACCCTGCGGCGGGATTCAAGACGAGCTCCACGGTGCAGTCAGCCACGAGCGCGGGATCGACGGGCAACGTCGGAAACCCTCCAGGAGCGGGGGCACCAAGTCGCGGCGGCGCTCTCGCTAACGACACGCCGGCAAGCCAGGAGATCCTGGGCGGCGGTGGTGGACCGGACAGCGGCGCAGACGTCAGCAAACCGCAGTAGGCCATGGTCGCGTTCCGGCGGCCGACCACATACCGGACCCTGAACCGCCACATCCCAGTGGTGGCTCAGAGCTTCCAGCGGATCGGCGAGGCCCCGTTCGACTCAGCAGCACGCACGCACCTGGTGCGGACCCGTCGCGCCGGCGGCCTGCTCGACTGGCGTGATGTCCAGCGCGGCCGGAACACAACCTACAGCG